GATTCGTTGAATACACGGGAAACAGTCCGGTAGCATTCATCATTGGGGCCAACCTTGCGCGGCGGCACTTGGACAAGGGCCAGAAGATTGCGCTTGCGCTGGAGATCGAGCCGCACTTCGCGGAAGAAGCGAGGAAGCGGCAGGATGCGGGCCGCGTTGCTGGTGGCCATGCGAGGCATGGTGATCGGAGCATGGTGGAAAATGTCCCACCAAGCAGAGAGAAGTCCCGTGACCAAGCCGCCGCCGCAGTGGGCGTCTCGGGTAAGTTGGTTTCAGCGGCGAAGGCGATCAAGGAATCTGACCCGGTGCGATTTGAAAAAGTCAAACAAGGTCAACTATCGGTCGCCAAGGCCAAGAAGGAAATTGATGCAGAGCGGCACAAGCGCGACTTGGCCGAAGCCCAGAAACACGTTGACGCGGAAAAGCGGCGCAAGATTGAAAGCGTCTGCGATTTGCGGGTTTGCTCATGTTCCGAACTATTCGCCAGTGGCATCAAGCCGGATGCAGTCATTACCGACCCGCCCTATCCGCAAGAGTTTCTTCCGGTTTTCACGGAATTAGCGGAGGGTTGCAAGGCCGCCGGCGTCCCGCTTGTGGCCGTGATGAGCGGGCAATCCTACTTGCCGGAAGTCATGCGGCGGTTGTGCGAGTATCTCCGCTACCGGTGGACCCTGGCCTACATGACTCCGGGAGGGCAGGCCGTGCAACAGTGGAGCGCAAAGGTCAACACGGCATGGAAACCCGTCCTGCTATTCGGCGAGGCTGTCGAATGGTTTGGCGACGTGGCAGTCAGCAAGACAAACGACAACGACAAGCGGTTTCACGGGTGGGGCCAGTCGGAAAGCGGCATGGCCGACCTTGTGGAGCGGCTGACAAAGCCCGGGCAACTCGTTTGTGATCCGTTCCTGGGTGGTGGAACTACCGCGGTTGTTTCACTTGCTCTTGGTCGGCGTTTCGTCGGGTGTGACATTGACGCCGCGCACGTAGAGCAGGCGAAAGCGAGGGTGTTGGCATGAACGAATGGCGCACTGAAAGAACCGGATGGAGAGATTCAGAATTGAGTCGGCGTCATGGTTGCTGGGGCTTCAATTGTCCGGCGGTGGATTTGGATTTTGTGATGATGGAATACAACCACGGTAAGCCATGTGCGCTCGTGGAATACAAGCATATTATGGCGCGGCCAGTGGACCCGAACCACGCGACCTATCGGGCGCTAGTGGCCTTGGCCGATGGCTACCGAGACGGGCCGCTTCCATGTTTCATCGCCAGATACAATCCAGCCGATTGGTCGTTTGTCGTTACGCCGCTGAATGATAGGGCGCGGGAGCATTATTCACATTGTCTTGGCGTTGCGTTGACGGAGCGGCGTTTCGTTCGGAGTCTGCATTTGCTGAGGAAAGCCGTTTTGTCGGCAGAAGATGAGGCAGCAATCGCTGCGTTGAATAACGTTATATTCAAAGAAGTGCAATGATGACCACCACCACCGCCCGCTCCCGTTCCCTCGCCTCGTTTGCCCCTGGCGCGTTGCTCATGCCGGAACGCGGTAGCGTCGTGGAGTTTGCCGAGCGCAACCACGTGCTCACTGAGGGCGTGCCAGGCAACTACTCCTCCGCAACAATGCCCTACCACCGGGAAATGCTGGAGATATTCCGGAATCCGCAAGTGCGGAAAATCGTATATGTCACAGGCTCGCAGGTAGGCAAGACCACGATCATGCAGGCGCTGTTGCACTACGCGGCGACCTGTGACCCCGGGCCGACAATGTGGCTGATGCCTGACATGGTGGCGCGCCGCCGTGCCGTCAACGCGAAACTCAAGCCCGCGATCCGCGCAAGCCCGAACTGGCGGAAACAACTCGCGGGCATTGGCCGCCCGATCACCGAGGAAGCAATCTGGTTTACCCGGATGGACGTTTTCCTTTCCATCCCGACATCGTCCCAACTCGCGCAACTCTCCTGTAAATTCGCCTTCGCGGATGAGGTGGACAAATTGCCGCCGAGCACTGAGGGCGAGGGGCCGCCGCTCAAACAGTTGGAAGCCCGCACGCGGACATTCCTGAATCATAAAATAGTGCTTTCGAGCACACCCACCACGCGGGACGCTCCGGCTTGGGCGACGCTGGAGCAATCCACATTCCGCGAGTGGTGCGTCCCGTGTCCGCATTGCGGCGCATTCCACCCGTTCGGGTGGGATGACATCATCGCCCGGGAGTGGCATCGCCCAACGTATGCGGTGAAATGGGAAAAACGCCCGGAGGGAACGGACCATTTGATATATTCCGAAAATGTAAAGTCCGGTGCTGTGCGCGTGTGGCTTGTTTGTCCGTCGTGTGGGAATGACATCGAGGAACATTCCAAAAGCCGCATGGTGTTGGACGGGCGATTTGAAGCGCGCAACCCGTCGGTGCGGGAAATCGAGGGCTTCCACGTCCCGGCGCTGTGCTCGCCGTTCGTCACCGTTCGCGGCATGGTGGCGGATTGGCTGGTGGCGTGTCACTCCCTCGACGCGGGAGACGACCGCGAAGTCAGGCACTTTATCCAGCATCAACTTGCGCAATGCTACCGGGAGTATCGGGTTGCGATGGGGCCGGAACGCATCGTTGAGCGGTGCGGGACTATCCCTCGCGGCGTTGTGCCGTCTGACATCGTTGCGCTCTCCGCAGGCGTGGACGTGCAACACGACCGGATTTATTGGGCGGTTACGGGGTGGACTCCGATAGGACCACGCCCGCACGTCGTGGATTGGGGCATGGTCCGGGGCGCGCCGGAGGTGTCCCTCCCGGAACTCGACGGGATTATTTTGGCCCGCGAATTTACGCGGCAGGACGGGCAGCGGTTGCGCGTCGCGTTGACGCTTGTGGATTGCCGCGACGGTGTGACCGCTCCGGCGGTCTATGGCTACACGGGCCGACGGCTCGACCGTATGCGCCCGTGCATGGGCGAGAACTGGCTTCCCGCCGGGCAATACTATCGCTTCGGCTCATATTCCAAAAATGAAGACAGGGAAATCATTGGAGACCACGTTGTGAAACTTGACGTAACCCGCGTCAAGGACTGGTGGGCGCGTCTCATGCACCGGGACATTGCCGAGCCTCACGCTGTGTCCTTCGCATCCGAGGCCGCGACAGATAACGATTTCGTTAATCAAATGATTTCAGAAGTGCGGCATGTCCTGCCCGGTGGCCGCGTGAAATGGGTCCGACGCCAGAACTACGAGAACCATTGGTTCGACTGCGCGATTTACGCCACCGGCGCGGCGATCATCATGGGCGTTTTGCGCTCTTATATCAAAGCCTCGCGACAGGTGAACCCGACGAAACGTGATGACGCGGAACAGCCAGAGGAACCCAGGGCCGCGCCGGAACCGCCACAAACAAGGCCTGGACAACCAAGACCGGCGGCGAGGCCGGACCCGCGCCGACTCCATGATCCGTTTGCGCCCGTTGACCCGTTCGGGCGTGGCGGATAACGGTTGACACGCCACCCGCCGCCGGGCATACTCAATCCAGAAGTCAGGGCTTTTGCCCCTTGCACGGCTACACCTCCCATGCTATTCGCCGCCGCCTAAAAAACGGCGGCACTTTTTTTTATTCCAACCAATCCTCGGGACAGAATAATCAGGAATTGGCAAGTAAAAGTTTTCTTAGTTGCAAAAAATTGCTATTGACACCGCCCGGAAAATCGGCAAGGACACGGCAAGAAGGCGGGAGAGTATCCCGCCGGAGCCTCTCGGAACCGAGGGCGGACAATGGCCGACGAAACCACAATCAAAACGGAATTGCTGGAGGGCATTGAGACAACGGCGACAGCGCAAAATTTCAGCATTGCGCCGGGAAGCCGCTCCGTCTCCCGCGCACCGCTGAAGGAACAACTTGACGCACTCGACCGCATCGAGGCGCGGCAAGTCGCGCAAGCCGGGACGTTCACGGCGACACGCCTACGCTTTACGGAGCCGCTTTGATGGGTATATTCTCGAAGTTGAATATATTCAAACGTATCGAGCGAGCGGAGTCGGCGGCACGGCGCGCACAGGAAACCCAGAAATACTTGATAGCTGAAAACAACCGGCTCACCAGCCTGATGCACGGGCGGGCACAAACGGCGAGCGCCGATGAACTCATCACGGCGAAGGGCGCAAAACTCCGCGCCATTGCCCGGCTACTCGTTCGGAACTATCCCGAGGCCGCATCGGCAATTGATTTCCTCGCGGCGAAACTTGTCGGGCCGGATGGCATCTGGCCGCGCTTCGACACGGGCCGCCCGCGGCTGGATGAAAAACTCAATGGCGCGTTTTTCGAGTGGTCGCTCGCGTGCGACGTTTCCGGCGAAGAATGTTGGGCGGATATGCAGAAACTCTGGGTGCGGGAGATGCTGATTGCCGGCGAAGCGATCTGTGAAATGGGAACGCTTGCCGGCGGTGGCGGATTTGTGTTGAACCCAATCGAGCCGGAACAACTCGCGGGCTACGCGCCGAAGTATGCAAAAAACCTAACGAATGTTGACGGAGTTTTGTTTGACGAAAACGGGCGGAAGGTTTCCTTCCTCGTGATCCCGCACGACCCGGCGCACCTTTACACGGCGACGATTGATCCGGTGGAAATTCCCGCCGCTCGCGTTTTGCATATATTCGAGAAATGCAGACCTTCACAGCACCGAGGCGTTACGATATTTGATGCTGCCGGGATAAACCTTCACGACCTGAGCGACGCGGCTTACGCCATTCTCCAGAACCTTCGGGCCGCGGGCCGTCATGGCCTTTGGGTGGAGAAGCCGCAATATGGCGGAATGAACTCCTACGGCGGCAACTTCGACCCGTCGGAACAATTGTCTGGTGACGCGGCACGCAACACCGCGCCCTCAGAGCCCGGCATGTGGAACACGCTGAACCCAGGAGAGAAGTTGCACAATTTGGTATATAACGGTCCCGCACCGCAAGCCGAGGCGTTCGTGATGAGCCTCAAGCGGGCCATCGCCGCCCGCGTTGGCGTGCCGTATGCGGTGCTTGCCGGTGACCCGTCCGGCATGAACTACAGCACCAGCCGCGCCGAGGAAATGCACTACCGTGTCAGGTGGCAGGCTAATCAATGGATTATTGCCAGGAAGGGCATCCGCCCGTTGCTCACGCGCTGGCTGGAGTGGGCGATTATCACCGGGCGCGTTGCCGTCCCCGCCTCGATGACAGTTGCGGAAATCTGCAACAATATCCGCTATGAGTTTCCGCCTTGGCCATGGGTTGACGTGCGGGCCGAGGCCGCGGCGCGGGAACTGCGGGCGAAAACCGGCACGCTCACGTGGAGCGGCGCGCTGCAGGAAGACACCAACCGCGGGCTGGAAGACTATTGCGCCGAGGTGCAAAAAGAGATTGAGACCTCGGAACGGACAGGCGTCCCAATCCCGGCAATCTACCCCTACTCACCGAACCACAAGCAGACCGATGAACCCGAGGCGGCAACAGTCGAGGAGATGGAACCCTCCGACGCGACGCCGGAGACGCCACCCGCCGCCGAGGCGAAAGGATAACCGATGGACCGCATAAACCCCGAACGCTTCCGACTACTCGCGGAACAGGCTCGCGCCGGTGACAAGGGCGCGCAGTCTGAGCTTTTGCGTATATGCGAAAAACACCAACTGGGCCGCCGCATCCAGGCTCAGGCAATGCCGGAATCCTACAGCGAGGAATCCGGACAGTTCGACATGACGATTTCGAGCGGAACGCCTGTTGATGCCTTTGATTATGAGACTTGGGAATATATTCCGAGAATCATAATTGCGAAAGGCATGGAGCTCCGCCCGGGCCGCGACTCGATTCCCCTCCTCGATTCTCATGACGCCTCCACAATTGGCGCAATTCTCGGGCGCATCAGTCGGATTCGGCAGGAGGGGAATCGCGTTGTTGGCACTGTCACCATTGACCGCGAGAGCGCCCGCGGGCGTGAGGCGGAGCAGAAGGTCAAGGCCGGCATTGTCACGGACAACAGCGCCGGGTTTGACATTATCAAAAAACGGTATATTCCACAAAATGAATATGTAACAATCGAAGGCCAAACCTACAGCGGGCCGCTCCAAATCGTGGAGCAGTCCATTTTGTATGAGGCAAGCCTCTGCCCCATTGGGCTTGATGATTTTGCGCTGGTCCAGGCGCGCAACACCACCCCCAAAGAAGGAGTGCAAAACATGGAAAAGGACCTGCCGACCGGCGCTCCCCCGAACGCCGAATTGAATGCGACTCCCGCCGCCGCCGCCGCTCAAGTCGTGGACCTCGACGAGCAGCGACGCGAGGCGCAAGCCGCCGAACGTGAGCGGGTGCTCACGATCCAAAGTATCGGACGAATGGCCGGGCTGGAACCCGAGGCCGTCGCCGAGGCCGTGGAAAAAGGAACTCCCGTCGCGGAGTTTCAAAAACTCGCAACTAAGAAATTCACGGAACAAAACACCGTGAAAGCCCCCGCCGTGACAGTCGAACGCGACCAGCAGCAGCAATTTCTCGACTCCGCCGCGGACGGCTATCTTGCCCGCGCTGGTGTGCTCCAGTCCTACGCCTCGCGAGTCAAACCGGGCTACCAGCCGAACCCGGCGCACGTGGAATTTTCCCGCGCCTCGGTCGTCGGGATCATGCGCGAGGGCTTGCGCCTTTTCGGCCAAAGCCGCAACACGCACCTGATGAGCGATGCGCAAGTTGTGCGCGAGTTTCTGACCCAGGGCCGCGGGCCGTCTGTGTTTCACGGCGACTCTCCGCACGTCCACACCACGGGCGTGCTTACCAACGTGTTAGGCGAAATCGCATATAAGAGTTTGATGATTGGCTATGCGGTCGCCAACACCACATACCAGCTCTGGACCCGCAAGGTGTCCCTTGCGAACTTCTACACCCACAGCCGCGTTGCCCTTTCTGAGGCTCCCACGCTGGAACTCAACACAGAGAATGCGGAAATCCAAGAAGGGTTGATGAGCGACCGCAAGGAAACCATCCAGTTGGCGACCTATGCAAAAATCCTTAGCTTCTCGGAAGAGGCTCTTGTCAATGACGACACCTCGGCGCTCGTGCGCGTTCCGCAGTTGCTCGGGACTTCGGCATCTCTGGTCCCCAACCGCCTCGTTTATCGCATCTTGAAGGCCAACGGAAACCTGTCCGACGGCTCGGCACTTTTCAACACGACCGACGGCACGCTTGCTTCCTCCTCCGCCGCGATCTCCGTTACCTCGGTGGGCGTTGCCCTTGCCGCGATGATGAACCAAAAGGGCGCGCTCGCCGCCGACGCAAACGGCGAACAAACGTGCCTCAACATCCGCCCGCGGTTCCTGATCGTTGGACCCTCGAAATACACCATCGCGCGCCAGTTTATCACCTCGGTTGCCGACCCCGCCTCGAACAACTCGGCGGTTGTCAACCCGTTTGCGGGCGCGTTGGAACTCATCACCGACGCCGAACTCGAACAAGGCACTTCCTCCTCGACCACTGCCTGGTTTGTCGCCGCCGACCCGAACGCCATTGATACCATCGAGGTCGGTTTCCTCGACGGTGTGGACGCCCCCTCGATGTCGAGCGAGGAAGGCTTCTCGTATCGCGGCGTCAAGTATGCCGTGAAACTGCATTGCGCCGCCGCGGCCATTGACCGCAAGGGCCTTTTCAAAAATTCCGGCGCGTAAATGCCACTCCGCGCATATTCCAAAAAGTGCATGAAAGGAGAATCTGCACATGAAACCTTCCCGACTCACCTTCGGCGCGGTGGCCATTTGCATCGCCGCGCTTTTCGCCTGGGCCGCTTGGACCCCGGCGACGAACTACCCGACCGAACCCGGGCGAACGATCTACTGGACAAACTCGACCGGCTCGGCTGTTGTTGCCGGCGAGGTGGTGGCCGTCGCCTCGCGCACAAGCGGCATTGCCTCGGTCGCCATTGCCAATGGCTCTTCCGGCTCGGTGTATATTGACGGTGTTTTCCGCGTTGACAAGCGATCGGCCTACACATGGAGCGCGGGCGACGCGCTTTTCTGGGACGGCACATACACCACCACGACCGCAAGCACGTCATACAAATTCCTCGGCTACGCGACCGAGGCCGCGACGAGCGGGCAGACCAATGCCAAAGTGTTGCTCCAACCATCGCGCGATGACCTGCAAACATTGGGAGTCGTTGGCAACGCGACCGTGGGCGGCACGCTCGGCATCACGGGCGCAACCACATTCACGGGCGCGGTTGCCGCGAACGGTGGGCTGACTGTTGACACGTCGGCTTTCACCGTTGCGGATACTTCCGGCAACACGGGCATTGCCGGGACGTTGACAGTCACTGGCGCGACCGCTCTCAATGGTGGTCTCTCTATGGATTCCACTGCTTTTACCGTCGCCGATACGAGTGGTAACACAAGCATCGGTGGAACCCTCGGAGTTACCGGCGCGAGCACGCTAACCGGCGGAGTTACCGTTGGCAGTGGCGGGACATCACTTGCAAAAATCCTTATGGGGACCGTGACCGTGGAAAACGGCCACACCTCGAAGACGCTGGCGCTTACCGGAACGACTGCCGGAAGCCGCGTTTTTGCCCAAGCGACGGAAAACGCAAGCAATGGCGTCTATGTAAAATGCGCTATTCCATCGACAAATTCCGTCAACGTCATATTGTCAGGCGATCCGGGCGCGTCGAATGCTGACGTCTCGGTTCTCGTGATCGTTCCATAAATCCAACCTTGGCGGCGTGTCCCTTCCCCACGTCGCCACCTCCGGGGAGGGGGTTGGGTGCTACCTCCCACCCAGCCCCCTCTTTTCCACCTTCTCGGAATATAAGAAAAATGGCAACCTTCGACTCCATCAATTCCGCAACGTGGGCCTTCCTGAACGACGCCGATCTTGTCGGCTCGGACGTGTCGCGTTCGGCCACATTCACGAGCAAAAGCGGGGTGCAAAGCGCAGCAACCAACGTGCTGTTTTTTGTTCCCGGCTCGTTGCTCATTGAAAACGAAAACGGTGAGACATCCCAAGAGCAGCGGGTGACAATCGAGGCCGCCGTTTCCGTCGTCGGCGCGGACACAATCGGCGGGCATTTCACCGTCGGCGGTTCGGACTACGACGTTATCTCCGAGACGAGCCGCGACGGGCTGACAGTGGTTTGCGATTGCGCGAGACGTAGCCGCCATGATGCGGGAACGCGAGAGACATAAAGGAGACCGCATATAATGAGATTCACAAGTGAGGCAATCAGCATAAACGGAACGGCAGTCGGCGGCACTGGCACGGTGGACATCTCGCCGGGCATTGTCCCAGCGCCGATCCTGACAGACGGCGGCGTGGACCCGGAAATGATTTCCGCACTTCGGGCCGACAACCGCGCAATGTTCACGATTCATGATATTGAGACCATGCTCGGCATTGGTTTTATCGGTGGCGTTGCGCTCAACGGCACAACGGGCCTTACCGCATACGCCCGGCCAATCACGGCGGGCAGCACACGCGCCGCGGCTGGCAGTGTCAAAATCCTCATGGCATCTGGCATGGTGGTTAACCGCTCGCTCACGGCAAGCGTTGGAGAGTATGCGACGCTTACCTGTGAGGGCATCGGCACGTCGGCCAGCGCCGCAACCGCGCCCATCCAGGTATCCTCGGCGAGTGATGCTTTGCTTGCGCCGACGAAAACCCAACTGTTTACGTTGGGGCCCGTGTCCATCAATTCCTCAACCGTTACCGGTTTGCAGTCTTGGGGCCTTCAGTTCGGGATTGCCGAGACGGTCGAGGCGGGGGCCGGGAGTCCCTATTCGGATTTTGTGGGCATCGCCGGGCGCATGCCGGTTTTTACTTTTACGAGCACCAACTCGGCATTGCTCACGACCTACGGGGCTTCCCCCGTCGCGGTGACAGCGCTCACGTTTTACTTGCGCGCCGCGAAAGCCGGAGGAACCGTTGAAACCGATGCAACATCTGCACACGGAAAATTCACGGTCTCGAAGGGCCTGCTCCATTTGACGTCCGTGGGCGGTGCGGGCATGGCCGTGCAGGGAACAATCCTTCCCTACTATGCGGCTGGCGCTAACATCATAATTTACACTCCAAACAGCGCGATAACGTAAAATGACAGACAGCGGGACCGGCTATGTGGATTTGCGGGCGCACGCCAAGGCGATGCTGGCGGCAAGCGCAACGTTTCAGGAATTGGTGGAAGCGGAAAGCGCAGCGGAAGCCGAAGCCTTCGTCTATATGGATCACAAGGCCGACGAAGCTCCGCCTTATGCCCGCATTATCATTTCGCCATATATAAGAGACTCGCTAAGCCTCGGGACATTCAGCGAATCCGGGACCGTGCGTTTTGTCATCACGCTGGCTATTGACCTGGAGGAGATACAGGACGGCGGCAACCCGCCCGTGGAACTGATAGAGGAGTATGTGGCGCAACAGGCTGGTGATATAGTGGATGACCTTGCCGACCTGTCCCACACAGCGGGCTATCTGATGCTTGCGCGTTTGCAGGCCGACCCGCCGCAACGGAACCCACGTGAGGCGAAGTCCGGCCTCGGGGAGTATTGGAATATCGTTATTGTCGCTGACCTTGCGAGCGGCTAGGGACATGCTAAAAATTGAATACGACACGATTGATTTTCAAAAACTCCGCGAGGAAGTGACTCAGACGGCGGTGTCCCAGTCCGTTCGGAAGGGATTCAAGACGTGGGTGGAAGCACCGGGCAATGACGGCTTCTTCGGGCGCTTCCGCCGTGGGAACGTGGAGCGCTACGGGTGGCGTGAGCGGTCGCCAAAATATAACAAATTCAAAATGTATGGAAGAAGCAAAGCGCGACCGAACAAGAAACGCGGCTTCGCCATCGCCAACATTTTCACCGGCGATACAATGAAAATGATCCAGGAAACCGGGAAGATAAAAGTCAACAAATACAAGAGCTTCGTTGAATACTCATACAAACTTCCCGCATATTCAAAAATCCGCAGACGGGACGCGAACGCGATTATGCCATACAAGGAGATTTCTCGGTGGTATGCTGGCGAACGTGATTTGATCGTTTCGGAAACCGTCCGGGAGATGAAGGCCAAAATTCAAAGGGCGCTTGAAAGGTCAATGCGCCGGAGGCGGACTGCATGAGTTTCCTTTATTTCATTCCGTTGGAGGGCCGGGCCATGCCGACGCGCGACCACCTCGACGCGCTTGGCCTGCATGATTTGGCTTATTCCAAAACCTTGAACTATTGCCCGGACGTGCAACTGTGGCAGTGGGTCGGGTGCGTCGTGTCCACCTGTGAGGATGCGACACGCGGCGCGTTTATCCGCCGCTCTCAGTATTGGGAAAAACTCGGAGAACCCGGCGCGGAGTATGGCCTCGGCTATTGGCTGGCCGATCCGCCGCACGAGGCGGAGTTGAGGCGCACGCAACAGTTGGGCGGCTACTGGGTGACACTCGCAGGCGGCGAGCGGTGGCTCGTGCCAACTTTGCGTCCATACGCGCAAACCCTGGAGTTGGGATTTTTCCCGCCGTGTGCTGATCCCGACGGCATGGATGAGCGTGTGGAGCGGCTCTATCGCCTCGCCATGCGCCAGACATTCGGGCGCGAACCGATAGAGGATGAGCCGCTTTGCTCGAGCGCCGAGGAGCGTGATGAAACCATCCTCCGGGCCTTGGCCCTGAACTACTCCGCGCCTTGGCAGGCTTTACGTTCCTTGAATATACTGGAACCGGAAACCGTGCCGCATTGCCTCGCGGCCATGTTCGACCTCGGCACGCTGGCCCGTGAGTTGCACCTAGCGGCAACCCGTGAACTCGAACGCATTGAAGTGGAGGAATCGGCCAATGTCTGACAGCGGCGGAACCGTTGACGCAAAAATGCGTTTCGTTCCGGACACCGGCGGGGCGCAACAGGCCATTGACAACCTCGAAAAAGTCGTGAACAAACTCAATGCGGCCATTGAGCGCACTGGGAAAAAGTCAAAAGAGGTGAAGGAAAAAAACGAGGAGATGGCTAAGACCGGCGAGACGGCCTTCAACAAAATGACGTTCGGGGCCTCGAGCTATTTCATGGGAATCGCCCGTGGCGTCGTGACTGTCGGCGCTCTCATCGGAGCATATAAGCAACTCATTGATTTACAAAATCAGTATGAGCGGTCGGCCAAGGAATCCAATCTCGCGGTCGCCTCCGCCGCTTCCGGCATGGGATACGCCAGGAACATGCCGGAGTTCAGGCAACTCGTTCGCACGCTCGGCACGGAAACCGGAACCACACAACCGGAAATCCTCGCATCGGCGCGCCGCATGTTCGAGGCTATGCCGGGCGCTGAATATAAGGATTTTGCAAGAGACTTTCGGGCAACGGTGCTTGCCGCCGACACGGCGGAAGTGGCGAAAAACGAGACGCCGGAAATTGCCGACATCGTTGGGCGCATGATAAAAATGGGCGTGCCTCAAAAAGACGCCATAGACTCGGCGCTGTATCTCCGGCAGCGTGGCGTGCGGGACATTCGCGGCACGTTCGAGGCGATGATGGCAACCGAGGGAGCCGACCCGATGAAGGCCCTTTCGCTGATGACTTCCGCCGCTCGCGCCGGTGTCGAGCCGACACAGATGCGAATGATCCTGGGGAAAATCATGACGGCGCAAGAGACGCCGGTTGAAACCAAAGTCGGCGGGCGAACATTCCGGACGACCCAATTGGACGCGACAAAAAACCCGCTTGATCTCATGTATGAACTGTTTGCTTCAGGAAAGATTTTGGAATATACGGAACGCGGCACAAGGGCGCCCGCGATGACAATGGCCAAAATGGGGCTGATGACACCGGAGCAAATGCGCGCCGAGGTCTCCGGCACGCTGGCGGCGTCCCGCCGCGCTCTCGAAGCCGATCCCGCCTATATGACCGCGGCGCGCCTCGACGAAATCGAGCAAAAAAAACTCATCAACAAACAGAGGCAGGGTGAGACGATTTTTGCACGGCAACGCGCCATTGCGCGCGGGGAAATGGTGGAAAATTTGCAAAAGCATTACGTCCCGGATGCCGTGTCCGAGATCATGGCAACCATGTATTACGATTATTATGGTCGAATAATGTCGGACGTCCCGGGCATCCGCGCAATTCCGCGTCTGAACCCAATAACGGCAATGCGAAACGAAATCCGCGGCGCGGCAGGCACGGCTGGGACAGGGGCGCAATCGCTCAACATCACGATCACCACCGCGCCGGGAACGCAGGTTTCCGCGTTCAACTCGAACCAATAGATAGGGGTTTTTGCATATGGCCTCGGTATCCTTCAACTCAACGACGATCTGGCAAAACGGCACGGGGCAGACCGGCGTGGGCCGGATCATGGAAGCGGTTCAAACCAAGGAACATTTGCGCGAGTTCTCGCGTATCGCCCGCGCCAACGGCCTGCTTGTCAAGGGATTAGGCAAAGGCGGCGCTTCCTATTCTTTGGTTTTGGAATATAACTTCGCCAACCGGGCCGCCATTGCATCGCATTTCTCCACGCTTGACGGCCTCGATTACGGGACTCTTGTTGTTGACGGCGCGACGCGCACCAACTGTCACCTCGTGCGCGCCGTTGTCGCAGTTCCGCCAACGGAAATCATGCTCGCCGGAGGGTCCATCGTTTACCGAACTGTTATTGCTTACGATTTCATCCAGGCCACATAAGGGAATTGTTATATTATGGGAACCCTTCGCGCATTTTCCTCGGCACTCTCCTCCATCACGGCGTCATTTCCAACGACGGCTTACACGCCGCTCGAACTGTGGGATGAAAACCTCGACGCCGGGGCATCGTATAACCGCACGGACACCGGCACGGTCCCGGCGGCAACGCCCTATGTGCTGACATGTGAACTTGTGCCGCTCGCCCAATACGGTGTGACCGTGACCGTAGGCGGAAACTCCCGCGCCATTGTCCGCCCTGGCGATGAGGATGAGGGCCTCGTGGGCGTGGATTTCGTTTCCGGGATGCTGTATTTTGATTCCACCGACGCGGGACTTGCGGTTTCCGTTACTTATCGAGGCCGTGGAACTGCACCGGACGCAACGCTTTTGAACCGGTGGCAAAAAGAAATTTACGCAACGCAGAACTGGTTGCTTACGACGTTCCGGAACGAGGCTCCCTTTGGGCATCTTATCGCCTCGAAGACCGGGTGCAACCTGAAGAGTTCCGGGCAGATAGAGATCGCCTCGAGTGTGGCCGTGCCCTATTGGGTGACTGGTTTTCGTTTGTTTCCAACGTCGGTTTCCGGAGTCACAACATACCCGTGGGTTAGCCTCGGGAGCAATGACAACGTTACGCGGTTTTATGACGCGCGGGAAATTCCGCTCACTGATGCCCTTTCCTCGTTTCGCGTTTTCCCCTCAGAGGATCGGGAGGTCCGGATTGGGACCGATGAGAATGACGATATTGTGTTGAATGTTTCAACCGTTGCCGTGGGAACTGCATTCACGGTCACGGCCTATGTTTACGGAATTAGAGTCACATAAGGAGAATTGAATATGCGCTTTTGGAGAAACGTTTTTATCCTCGCGGCCATCGGCCTGCTGCTCTCAATCATCGCTACCATTGCGCGGGCGGAAACCTACCTGCCCCGAGGGTTTGGCGACACGTCGCGGCGCGAGCGGATCATGCAAACAACGGACAACTTGCGCGTGGGCGACATCCGCTCCAGCGGAAGCCTGTCGCTTGACTCGTTCTTGGATATGCCAAAAACATATATTTATGCTGATGGGAATATCAGCACAAGCGGCACTGTCACAGCATCGAGTTTCGTCGGTGTCGAGACCTGGCCGGAAAATGTGATTACGGTCGGTGCGGAGAATTGCGACTACACGACGGTTCAGGCGGCGATCACTGCGGCAAGCAGCGGCGATGTGGTGTTGGTTATGCCGGGCACGTATAACGAGCAGATCACGGGAAAGGCTGGTGTGACGGTGCGGGGGGTTAGCCGGGATGCTTCGATCATCCGATACGATGTGCAATTTTCCTCTCCGTATGGTCCGGAGGATTCGAGCATTTCGTGGGGTGGGAGCGGGACATTTTCGCTGGAAAATCTGACACTGCAAAACCTGACCGACCCTCCGGTGTCACCCGGCGGAGCGGCAACGGTGCTCTACACTTACAATGCCGCTATTTTGCGGGTGAGGGATTGCAACATCACGGGGAGCGATAACGACACGGTAAGTGGATGGGGCACTTCACAAACCTACATTGACAGATGCAGGATCGAGATGACCAACAGCCAGCCGGACCCGTTGTATTTTGGCGGCTCAAGCACATGCACAATAACAAACTGTGACATGATTGGGCCATCCAATCTTATCTATACGGCAGATGGAGCAGTAACAATCAGTGCTTATGACAACAGGCTGTACAACTACGCAGGAATATGGACCACCAGAGGAAGCGGGACAACGTATAACGCCAGCGGAAATGTGTTTGTCGGGGCATCATACATCATCCCGGAATCGCAGACCCATGAAGAGGATTTGACTCTGGAGAAAAATTTAGGCGTTGCCGGTGACATTGCTTGCAGCGATACGGTGCGGGGTCAGACGGCGCAGTTTGACAGCGGCACATTCGGCAATGCGTCATTCGGGAGTGACGCATTGCAGGACATAACGTTTGTCGGCTATGGCGGAAACAACTGTATTTGGAACACCGGCGATGAGTTCACGCTGCCGGGCTGGACGTTGGGTGGCGACACTACGCTATACCGTAGCGCGGCGAACACGCTGAAGACCGATGACACCCTCGAGGCGGCGTATTTCAAGGGCGACGGTAGCCAGTTGACGAACCTGCCGGGGGGCGGGAGCGCGACAACTCCAACGCTCCAACAGGTATGCAATCAGGGGAATATAACGACAACGGACATGGCTACGAGCGGTACGCTTCGGGCGCAAACGGCGGTGCAGAGCGAGGCGACTCGGTGGAAGGATTGGCCGGCGGCGAGCTACGGCATAGGACTGCAATACCTGGACTCGGGTGACTACGCGGACGATAGCATCGTCGCGGTCGCTGGGCGCACCTGGCGGGCTGGGACCGGAAACGCCACTACGCACATCGAGACCACTGTTGGCGGGGCAACGGCGCTCTATCCGATCCACTACGAGTCCGGCACCGTGCTGACACGGCTGCGCGTCAAATGGCAGGCGGTGGGCACGGGGGACGGTGTGAAGGTGCGGCTGGTGCGGCGCGACGATAGCGGGACGGCGACGGCCTGGACAGTGGTGGGGGCGCAGCAGACGTACACCGACGCCGGCAGCCCGTATGACGTGACGGTGAGCACGTATGACTTCGCGGACGAGACGATGGCGGCGGACAACAGCTACGCGATCGAGGTGGAGAGCGTGTTCAGCAGCGTTGGGGTGTCTGTGTATGCGGTTGGCGTAGAAACAAGCAAGCGCGTGTTCTGATGCGACGCCAGCATTTCGGCTGGGAATGCAACGTTTCAGGTCGCAAAACTATACTAAGGAGTCTTGAATATGCACCTTTTAGCAATTGCGGAAAAACTTCTCGGCACAAGGCCAAGCGGCGCACAGACGGCAGCGGCCACAGGCGCGGGAATCATTGCGGCACTGCCAGCACCGACGCCCGAGGCGATGCTTGCCAAATACGGCGCACTTGCGCTCATCACATTGGGCGCTACCATTGCCGAGGCCGTGCGAGACAGACGCACGCGCAAGGCCATCGAGGCAAACAAGCCGACACAGGAACAGGCCGAGGCGCTCCGGCGCTACCTCGACAAAATGCTTCTCGGCGGTGATATATAATGGAACTTGCAACCCAGACATTGCGCATCCCATTCCGGCACGTTGTTTTTTATTCCGGCTTTCGCCAGACGTGCGGACAGGTCTCAGGCATCCACAAACTCTATCTCAAAACGTGGGAGTTGGTGCGCGGGAAAAACGTTATGCTCCATGACGTTCACGGCTGGCGCTCTGATGCCCGGGCAATGGGCGCAATCATCGGCGCAAGCGGAATGCTCTCCGAGGCCGTCATCGTCGGCTATTCCTACGGCTCAAACCCGGCGATGGAGTTGGTGTGGGAATTGGCATTCAAACGCATACGCACGGCGCACCTGATCCTGCTGGACCCTGTGCGGCGCTGGCCCGCGCTTCCCGGCGTGGCCGCCACGCTTGGCCGTTTTCCTATATTCCGAAAGCTGAATCCATTCTTTATCCCTGAGGAGGTCCATGCTGTCCATTTGTTCCGGCAACGCCTCGATTGGCCAACAGGGTTTCCCGTGAAAATAGAGAACCCGGAAGCCACCGAATACCACGAGACGGAGTTGCACGTCGGGCATAAACGGGTGGACGATTCGCCCGTTGTTCACGCCGCTGTTTTGTCGGCGGTGAAATCATTCTGCGAACGGTGAGAGGGCTAATCCATCATGTCTCAGCACGACGCCGAAAACTGCTTTTGGAAAATGTCGGAAAAGACAGTCGTTGACCGCCTCGAAAGCATCGAGCGGAAACTCGATCGGTTGCGAACGAGTGACCTTCCAAACCTCATGGTTGACATTGCCGAACTCAAAACACAAGCGCGCATTTGGGGCGGTTTCTGGGGCGTGATCGGCGGGGCCGCAGTCGCGCTCATCGTTCGGCTTATGTCCGGGAAAATGTAATTATGGGATTTTGCAATAACGGAATCTATCGGCCAGCAACGTGCGGAACCCTGCTTTGTGGCGGGGAAAACGGCATTGGGCGAATCTACGCCTTGCGCACATTCTCCGGCCTTCCCGGCGTCATCGCCATTGGATTCGAGGCCGATTCCCAGATTGCCGACCGCGCCCGCGTGGCGCTTGCCGTGGATGGCGAGGTTGTGGCTGATGCGCCGGCAAGCGGCGGCGAGGTCTCCGCCCTTGGCCTCGGCGACGGTGTGCATGACATTGGCCTCGGTATCGAGTCGAGCCGTTGGCTTTCCGATCCGTTTGTGACCGATGGCGTGCGCAACCGTGCCCGCGTGCGATGGACCGCCAGCCCGTCAGATGATGTTAGGAGTTATCGAATATATGAAAAGCAGGGAATACCGGGCGACTGGACGCTTGCCGGGACGCAAGACCGCATCGAGGCCGCCCGCGTGGCATACGCGCCACCGGACGGCGAGACAACGGGCGGGCGCGTTACTGTGCTCGGGGCCTACCGAGGCGATGCCTGTAACGTGGATTGGCATATTCAGATTGTTGCAGATGATTCTTTCAAGGTGGACCCGGGCACGGGAACCTACGGCGACGCGATAAGCATTTCACGCGGCGCGGCGGTGAGCATCGGCGGCGGGATGACCGCGGTTTTCCACGACGCGCCGACCGCCTACACTGAGGGCGACACGTGGACATGGCGCGTCGGGCCTCGGTGCGAGTGGGTGAGTGATGACGTGGACGGCGGAGTCGGCCCGCTCTATGGCGGCATGTATTATCGCGTAAATGCCGTTGACGGCGCTGGCAACGAATCCGCAAACTATGACGTGCCGTTGCCGTTCCGCCCGGACTACAACCCGCTGCCGCCGACAAGCCCGGCGGTGACATATGCGGGCGGAACGTTCTCCTTCACGTTTTCCGCGCCGGAGTCATGGATAACTAAATACCGCTTATATTCCAATTACAGCAAGGACTTTGGAGACCTCGAAACTGATGTCATTTTCGATTACCACCTCGCAGAGTGGACATGCGAGGGAACGGAGGAATCTCCCTATGCCGGAGATTGGACACCGGACGCGACGCCGGACGGTGAGTGGATGTTTACGATTCGCGCATATAATGAAGTAGCCGGAAGGGACTCGAAAAACAATGATTATTTCACGTACACGCTTCCCGATGGAAGCCTTGACGTTGCTGCTCCTTTCGACGTTTCCGCGACTGCTGGCGAGGGTGGAACCATTGTCCTGTCATGGTATTACGACACGCGCAACGGCACGCCGACCGCATTCAACATTTACCAGCATGACACGGAAACGCCCGTTTTTACGTCGCCTGTCGCGTCTCCCGCGTCAACGATTACCGGGGTGGAATTTGGACCGCAGACCTGGACAAGCGACGCCCTAGGCGCTCAGAAATGGTTTACCGTGCGGGCCGTTGTCGGCGGCGCGGAAAGCGCCAACGTTGACGTTGCAACCGACACGCCGGACGCGACCGCGCCGGACCCGCCAAGCGCGGGCTTCCCGGTTGGAGTATAAGCACAATGGCATATTCAAGAGTTACCATCTCCAACACGACGGCGGTCCCGCAACCGCTTTCCAAGGTGTATGTCAACGGCTCGCTTCGCGGCGATCTCGACCTCGTGAGTGTCACCACGCGCGGCGATGCGGCTGGCAACCAGGCCGTGTTTGCCATACCTCGAGCGCGGGCGGACACGTTGACGGCGTGGGCCGACGGCGCGGAGGTGGTTGCGTATGCCTACCACGACGGCGGATTTCAGGGCCGCCCGGTTTTCCGAGGCTGGCTCAATGGCAAGTCGGGCGCGCTCGACAGCAAGACCGACTCGCTCATGCTACGGGCCGACTCCGCTATCGCCCGCATGGACTCCGTTTATCTGGGGCAAAAAGACTACATGGCCCTTGTGCGGTTTTTGCGCGTCAACCGGGAAACCGCGCAGCTAAACAGTTGGACACTTGAAACCATTTTGGTTTATATTTTCTCAACCCTGTTTTGGCCCGTCGGGTGGGCCTCGAAAGTGAAACTCGGTAGCCTGCTAGGCCTTCACACCGGGCGCGCGGGCGCGGTGCTGCAAACCGATGTGGTGTTTACTTGCGCGACATACCGGGAAGTTATATTCCAAATAATGCAACTAGCCGGGAACGTCGGGGTGCGGGAACGCTACGAGGCAAGCGCAACGTATCTCGACTTCTACCCGCTCGGGCCGGACCCTGTAGCCGCCCGCAACGTGGCGATTGCGACGCTGGGCGACAGCGTGACCGGCGGGAGCATTGTCGAGGCGCTTGCGCCGACGTGGGATTTTTCCGGCATCTATACCCGCGCCATCGGCTACGGGGCCGCCGCTCAAATGGTGGTGACATTGACGGATAGCCACGCGACATTCCCGCTCGAACCCGGATGGGACGGCGCGACCTACCCGGGTGGGACGGATGATGAACCGTGGGTTTTCGAGGCGGCGGAGCAAGCGGTGCTCGACAATCCGTTGCTTGCCGTTCCAGGCTCGCCGGAGTTTGACCCGGCTTATGCGCGGGTTTTCCGCACATTCAAGATCCCTTCTATTCTCAAAAACTATACTATCGAGAGTGACCTCCGCATCGTCGGGCCGGACGGTGGCTACTTGCCGATTCAGGCATATATTTACGGCAACACCTATGAGACGGTGACAGACGCGGGCCTCACGAAATACCGCCGCGTGGAGGGCGTGGACGGCGACAAAATCCCGTGGCCTATCGAGTCCATTGACCCGGTGGCCGGAGAAATCACTTTCAAACAGCCGGTGCTTGTGGAGCGCGAGATATACAACGACAGCACCAACGCACTGGTCGTGACCATGATGCCGCGCCCTCTCGGCGTGACTCTGTGCTTCTCGCTCGACGGCTACCACCTAGCCTATGACACGGGCGTGAGAGGCTGGGCTGGGCCGGAGGGGATCGGCTCGGACGGCCTGACATTCTGTTTTTTCCGCAATGACCTGAAGCACATTCGCCTGACTTCAGACGGCGCTGGCATCACAAGCGGCGGTGTCGAGGTGGTATGGCCCGCAGTGTTTCATGACGGGCAGCAATGGCGGACATATTCCGCAGAGTATATATATCAAGACGACTCCTTGCAACTTATTGCAATCACAGAGGCGGCGTTCCGGGAGCGTTGCATGGCGCGGCGACAGACTCGCGTTGACGTTCCTTTTATCCTTTCAGGCGTTCGTGTGGGTGACTCGCTGCGGATCACAACGGCGAACGATTCCCACGTTACGCAAATCCAAAGTATAACGATTTCCGCAAGCACCGGGCATACCGTCATGATGTGCTCGGACCAGGTTCCAAATGTCGTGGCCGTGGCGGGTGCTGATGCCTACACGCTGCCGCGCATACCGCACCACCTACCCGGCACGCAATACCCGCTCGCTGGCGACTACGTAGGCGGTGCATTGCCGGGCATGGCCGACGGTTTCGCGGCGATGGGGCAAGGCCAATTGTCCGCCGCCCGCGGCGCTGCCGGAACCCTCTCCCGTATGTTCGGCCCGATGTCGGGCCTTGCCGCGCCGTTGCCTGCCGGTGAGCCGCCGCACTTCGAGCCGTCCCTCCCTGACACACGCCCACCGCTCTCAGAGTGGGAAATGTATTAGCTAAAGGTTTTGGAATATGGCACACATTGACAACCTGACCCGCCGGGTGGGCGCGCAACCCACGGAGAAAAAGCCGGAACTCCCGCACGCCGGGCACGGCGTGACTACCCGCTTCGGCGTCGTGGTGGATTCCGCCGGTGAGGTCGGCGCGTATTCCGTGGACCTGCTGAACCTTGACGGCTCGACCGGCGACAACCTGCCGTGCGTGTTCACGTTCCCGCCGGGTGTGGCGCTTTCCGCAAATGACCATGTGACACTCGTTTACGCCGCAGGCAGTCGCATCCCATACATTGACGCGAGCGGCGGAAGCGGCAGCGGAGAGGCGACAGTCATTTACGCCATCACCATTCCCTTCGGGATCATTTCGGAATAATGACTTTTTGGAATATGCCGACTGTTGCAAACGTCTCTCCGCGCTCCGCCGCCGGACAGGAAGGGCACATTGCGCCGACGCTCACCGGGCTGGCGGAAAACGTGATCCCGCTCCCGTCTTGCGTCGGATGCTCGAAGGCCGCCACTCACGCGCCATGCTATGGGATAGCGTATGAGATACCCTACGGCGAGGCGCGGCATGACAGGGTGGCGGACGCGAGCCGCGTTGACATTGATGACGTGCGGAAAATTCACCAAAGCCTTTTTCTGTATGGCTATTGTGAGCATGGGATGGTGGAAAACAACCTCATGAACGTTGGCCTCGGGCTGGCGAATAACGCGGAACAATATCAGCGTTATGAAATATTAGCAATTGACAATACACGAATCCAACTTCGCGGGCCGAACCCCTGCTCAATGTCATTCACGCGCTCGGCGGAGAACGCGGGTTGGCCGCTGGACCCGGAAGACCCATCGAGCGGTCGGCTCATTTTCACCTCGGAGTTTTGCGCCGTGCCGGTGGGCGCGGTGATCCGATTCGTGAATGGGGCGCTTCGCGCTCGACCGCTTGTCAAAAAGATCGAGCCGCCGGTGAGCACCGCCGCGACTGTGGATTTTTTTATCGAGGCAACGTGTGACTGCACGGGTGGGGATGAGGCGTGGGATTTGGCATTTCCGCCCGCAGACGGGAAATACTACCTCGACCTCGTATGGTATCAGTTGTTCCCAGAGGGTTGGCCGAACTTGCAAACGCAAAAGGAAACGCAATTTACAGCCACAACCAACACGGTTTCCAAGGCGCAACTCGAAGCCGTTTCCGGCGTCTGGGAACTGCTCGACACCGCCGGGGAGCGAACGCGCATCATCTACCCGGAAATGTTTACCGGCTCGCCCGTCATGTCCGTTGTCGTGGTGGATGACGGCGCGTCAACGGCGCTGACCGATGCGGAAATCCTGGAGCGCCTCACAACGACGCAAATGGGCGCGGGCTCGTGGAACACGACGCTGGACCTGAGCGACTATCTCACCGCGACGCTGGAGGAAGTGCGTATCGCTTACCGCCCGCAGGCGACGCCGCTCGATGACGTGCGCTTGCCATTCCCGGCGCATTGCGCGAACTGTCAACGCGATCTCTCGGGGTCCTATATTCACGGAACGGAATGTCATTGCACGGACATCACGGCCAGCGAATTCGGGACATTCCAAGATGACTGCTGGCAACCGGACTGTGACCGCTTTTGCCTCGGGTATCCCAACGACGATTCAGCATATAACGAAAGCAATATGTCAAACCCGCCCGCGAATTTGCGGGAGTCGAAATGGTGGGCGGACATCTGGACCCGCTGCTCGTGGGTGCGTTATCAGGGCGTTGCCGGGTCATCGGCCTATCGGAATTTTGCTCTTTCGAGGCCGACGAATGGCGGGCCGTCATTCGAGGAAATCCTCGGCTCGTTTCAAGACACGCTTCCAACCGGCCTTTTCGCGTCATACCTTTCCCACTACGGCGCGAGTGCCGGGGAGTTGGTCGTTGACACCTCGCCGGAGACCGGCGCGCAGACCGCCCGCTTGCGGCACGGGGCCTTCTGGCGACAGGGTAGCACATACGACACACAGGACGCGGCGGCGCTCACCACCGGGCTGATAGCGGATGAGGTGGCGGGTTGGGCGCATACGGACCCGCGAGGCGAGGCGCACGCCACGCTTGCCCAATACCCGAGCGGGTGCGGCGTGTGCCCGCTCTACTCGTGGGGCGTCGAGGGCAATTGGCTCGGTTGCCGCTCCGCGCTTATTCCGGATTCTGCAAGTTACGTTTCCGGCATATCCACGGGCGCGGCGGAGGATGCGACGCTGGCCGCGGAAATCCGCGAAAGGTTTGAATGATGCCCACACAGCATTTCGGGCGATGGACAACCCTCAACCCGCCTGTGACCGTCGGCGGAGTGCAATACTCCCTCGCCCTCAAACTTGCCGACCCGTTTGCCAACCGCACGCAGGCGGCGGAGAGCATCGTCTCGGGGATCATTGACGCGGCGACGGACCTCGGCAACGGAACGTGGCGCGTGAAATGCCGGCGAGCCTACCGGCAAACATCCCAAACGGTTGTCCCTGCACCGGGCGAGGGTTATGAGGCAGTTACCGCGAGCCTGTGCGGCGGCAATGTGGCGGTAACTCCTGAGCCGATGCGGATTTACTCATGGTTGGACAGCACGGCGCGGCGCGGGTGTGATGCCCGCTCCCGAGCCATTCCCGGCGACGTGTTGCGCCTACAGGTGGGCGCGGTGACACGGGATTTCCTGATCCTCTCGGCCAATTGCTACGCGATAGCGCCGACGTCGGTAAACTGGGAAGCCGATACACCGTTGCCAATTATTACATATAAGGAAAATACTAGCTATGAAATGATTCTTGACGTGGAGGATGTGGACCTTGCCACCATCCCAACCGAGGATGACGGCCTGTGGAAAGCGCCTATCCTTCACGCGGTGGACACCGGGCCGCCGGCGGTGGAACAACTACTCACGCGGAAAACATTCTCGGGTGAGGCGGAATACTACCCGCCCGACGCCTCGTTTGACCCGGCTGGTTTCGAGTATTGGCTTGACCCGACCACCTACAGGATTATGCTTTCCTCTTATGTATCAAATGCCGCAAGTAACGTGCGGGCGCGCTATTGGGTGGTAGGGCTGGAGGAGTTCTCGGTTGAGGCCGACGAGCCTGTCGGCGTGCGCCCGTCGGCGGCCTGCTCCTACGGCACGGGTAGCGGCGGCGCGGATGAAGTGCTGCTTGCGGCGCTACTCACTGATGGGGATTTCGACGAGTCGCTGAAAATCACCGAGGGGAGTGGCGCGCTGGAGTGGCGACGCGGGATCGGCGAGCGACCCGGCGGCGGAGAATCCGCGCCTTGGACCCCGGAAGCCGGGCTGGTGGAATGTGCGACCCTCCGATGGGTGAGCCAGGGCGCGGATGCAAGCATCTCGACAAGCGGCGGCGGGGCGCGGATAGAATACGCCGGGGGCTTCGCAAACCAAACGACAGTTGCAGGAACTCTTACTTATCCTTTTCATGTTCGCTGCGTGAAGAGCGGCGGCACGCTGACACTCTACCACTCGCCGGACGGCGTGGCGTGGACCGCGGCCTTTTCGGTCGTGATGACCGACGTTTCGGCTGACCATGACGGCCTGCTCTCACTCGTTGGCATGGACACGGATGGAGTAACGGCGGAGGGTTTCGTCGGCGACTTGCGAAAAATTGCAATTGGTAAAACCGGCAACCTCGGCGTGCGCCGGGAAGTGACAGAGAGCGACCTCGAGTTTTTCATCTCGTTCACCCTACCTTCCTCGAACGCGATCTCTGAGGTGCTGAATCTCACGACGGGAGAGGAGATGACGAAACGCGCCGACCCTGGCGACACCGTGACCCGGGCCATGTATGACCGGGCGGGCGACGTGTTTTATGCCTGGGGCGAGGGGGCTGGCGACCGCTACAAAATCACGCAAGAGGCCGACGTGGCGCCACCGTCCGGGCCGGGGACACCGCCGCGAGTATTCAATATTACGCATTTTGCGGACGGTGGGACGGACACCGCAGACAACCGCGCCAACTGGGCGGATGAGTTGATTATCTCCGATCCGCTCGCGGAATTTACCGGCACGCCCGCCGACGTGTTCACGGTTCACCGCTCGCCCGTGATTGATACGGAGACCGCCGCGACAATTGAGACAGACATCCGCAACGCGGTTTCGGATTGGGCTTCCGCTGCTGGCAACTATCTCGTGTCGCCCGTTGATGGAATCATCCTATTCAAAAAATCCTATATAGATACCATTGAAAACACGCAACGCTTTTGCGCCCGCATCTTCGGGAACCTATACAGGCAGGCGTGCGGTATCGAGGCGCGGACCTACAACGACGCCGCGCGGGTGGTGGAAGTGCTGGACTCGTTTTGGCACTCACTTGGAATTGCCGGCGGGGAGTCGCCGGATATTCGATGCTACGGTGGGCGCTCGTTCGGCGCGACCTCGTACACCTGCACGCCATACGGATGGGTGCCGGATGATTGCGTTGTCGGTGAGCAGAAGGGCAACATTGCCGCGATCGTTGACTTTTTCGCGGCGCGGGC